GCGAATGACCATTTTGGATGTGTTGCTGTAAATGTTAGAATACCACCATCAACTTTTTGTTCAATCATTTTATACATAAACTCATTACTATCCCACTCTACAAATTGGTCAGAGTTTGCCATAACCAATGGTTGGTCGTTGTCAATATATTCTTTTGCTAATAAAGTAGTACACGCCGCACCTTCGGTAATACCATCAACTTCTACAATTTTACAATTTGGAGTGATTAAGTTTAATAGAGTATCTAAATTGTATTTTGCTCTATGTTCTTTTTGTACTACATAAATGTATGTTGCTTCTATATTAAGATTATCAACTACAACTTGTATCATTGGTTTTCCTTCTACATCGATTAAAGGTTTTGGAAATGTATAACCCGCTTGTTGGAATCTACTTCCTGCTCCAGCCATTGGGATAAGTACATTCATCTTACCACCTTGCCATTTTGGTATGCTCATAGTATTTTGTGTTTCATCTAATTTACTAATAATTTTTGATATTACCAAATCTTTTGGAGAATCGACTCTCAAAACATTTGCTCTACTTCTACTTGCTGCTAATAATCCATGCGGAGAATCCTCTACAATCAAAGTTTCTTCAGGTAAACATCCCATCATACTCATTGCCTTCCAATACATTTCAGGATGTGGTTTAGAATTCTTTACATCCTCATTAGAGATGATTAAATCCATATACTCAATAATCCCTATCTTTGCTAACATAACCAACACAGACCTTCTAATTGAGTTTGAAGCACATGCTAATTTATATCCCATATCTCTCAATTCCTTAAATAATTCAATTTTTTCTAAATCTGGTTTTAGTTGTGAAATTGCTTCAATGGTTAAGTGTTGTTTTCTATACCAAATATCGTCATAAAATTCTGGGTGTAATCCTTTATTCTTTGTAAGTAATTCCAACTTTTGTGTTGTCTTTAATCCATCATAAATTGAAAGATGTTCAGCTTCAGTAATTATATACTTCCCATCAATTTCTTTCAGTGCTTCATTTAATGTATCGTAGTGGATTTGTTTTGCTTCGACAAGAACGCCATCCAAGTCAAAGATAATTAATTTTGTCATTATTTTCCGTATTTTAAGTAATCGTTATGTTTGAATAATCCTTCGTTGTGTCCTACTTTGAAATTTTGTCTTGGCCACCAATATGCAATCTTTCTTTCCAAATCAATACCCTCACCCATAAATGGTTCAATTACATTTAAGTAAAATTCTTTTTTATAAAGACATGGATTGTTTGTCCAATTACCATAACGAGATGTTGTATAAAACATATCTCCTATTTTTTCAATTTGTTCTGGAAACTCCATATCCGGTTCACACCAATGAATCGAATCTAAAAGATGTGGTGATGTAACTTCATGCCAATCATCGTAATAAGTCAATTCTCTACCTTTATACTGAAATGAAAAATGTGGATGACCTGGGTCTTTTCTATGTCTTAAACGAACTACATCTAATCCCATTTCTATTGCAGAAATACTTTGACTTAATGTTTTGTAAGTAGTTTCTCTATTTTCAATGAGGTTCCAATCATGTTCTAAAATTAAAACATAATCGGTTTGTGCATTTTCTGTTAATCGTTTGAATGCCTTACCTATACCAATGTTTTGTTGTAACCCAATACAATCAATTCCAAAATGATTTGCAATTTCTATATCCTCTTTTGTTACTTCCTGAAATAGTATAGTAACATCATTCACCATATCGAATAAACCATTTTCATAATATGTGGTTAGGGTATCTACTAATACTTGTCCACTATTCCAAGCCAATATACCTATACTAATTGGTAATTTATTTTGCATATTCTTCTCTTTTGAATAAAATTTCATAATGGTTTTCACCTTCTCTATTATATGATGAATATGGTTTCCAATTTTTTCCCATTTGAATAAAGGAATGTTCTGCTGCATATCTATTACTTCTTTTTACAACATCCAAATTTATTGTTTTAGCATATGATGCTTTCATCCACCAAAAATTACCGGAATACAATTTCCAAGGGCCGGCTTGACCATACAATGTACCATATGTATTATATTCGGTTTTATCAAAAACGTTAAATACTTTTTTATTCAATTCTATATTAAAATAGTTCATAAGATGTCTCCAACTTATTATATTTTCGTATTGTGCACTATTTTCTTTGGATGCACCCTTTGTATGAAAGTAGAAAATATAATCGGAATCATCAAATTTTTCCTTATCGTTTTCTATTAAATCCAATGTGACAAATTCATTACCATGTGACCGAATATCTCGTATTTTGGTTTTGTCTAATATATTTAGTATTTGGGATGTTGGTTTATTATCACCTGCAATGGAAATTCCAATACTCAATGTGTAAGGAAAATCAAAATGTTTTTCTATTAAAGAAAGTTGTTCATTTATTATAGATTCAACACCATCAATTGCATATATGTGATAATATATGTGTACCATTATAAAGTGTCGTAGTAGTTATTTTGTCTTTCTTGTCTGTCTATTGTTTTTGGATGTCTAATACAATATATTTCATCAGCTGGAAAGTTTGTATATGATTCAAATCCTACAATTCGTTCATGTACTTTACCACTCCATCCAATTTTGTCGGAGTTTTTGTAGATACGAGTTTGAACATCTGGAAAATTAACCCAACCTTTTTCATTTACGTTCCATCTCCACTTTTGAATATGTGCTTCGGTTAATCCTTCTACGGTATTGATTCTTGGAACAACAATCATATCTTTATCCACATTTGCATCCAACAATGCTTCCATATTTACAATTAAATCCGGTGTTAAATATTCATCCGCATCTAATTGAAATATCCACTCACCTTTACATTGTGAGTTTAGTAAGTTTTTCCATTGTGCAAAATCATTATCAAATTCTGATTCTATAAGTGTGATGTAGTCTGCGTTTGCTTGCAACTCTAAATACTCTACCAATTCAGTAGGTGCTTTTGGTAAATCTAAAAGGACTACTATTTCCGAATTTTCTTCTTTATAGTTTAATAATTGTCCTACTAATCTAATCGTTTCTTCGACTTCATTGCAAGCCGTTATTGCGTAACTTAATTTCATTAAAATACTTTTTCGTTTGATGTTGTATAACTCCATGCAGAACCACTCGGATATCCATATGCAGTTGATGTTGTTCCAAATCCAAATGATGGATTAGCAATTGTAATTGAACCAACACCTGGTGTTGTTGTTATTGTTGTTCCAGATGAACCACTACCACAAGTTATCTTAAATGGATTGTATGGGTCTGTTGGTGGTGGTGTAATAAATGTATTTGGTGTTCCCCATCCACCTACTGCAGTTCCTATTAGTGGTTCATCACTAACCTCTGCCAATTTTTCTTTTAAGTAATCCCATTGTTTTGGAGTAATTGCAAATTCATGAACTCCTTCCGTAAAACCTTTTAACCAAAGGACGAATTCTTTTGATGTCATAACTATTTATTTTGAGTTTGAAATTTATCATTTATACCAATAACTTTATCTCTTGCCGATGTGACAAATCTAACGTCCATATTTATTTCTACTACTTTTTTTATACCAGATAGTTTATATGTTCTATACGCTCCTTCTTGTATTCCAGGAAATTTTGTGACTACTGATTGATATGTTTTTCTCGCCGTACCTGCTAATTCAATTTCTCTCGTATCAAAATTTGTTAATCTCTTAAAAAATCTTTTCAAAATTGACGGGTTTATTTCTGTTATTTTTATACAGTGCACAATGTCTTTTGATTTGGATACAAATAATGTAAATACAACCGGTGCATCTCTCTTACCATCCACATACTTGTTTCCATCAACTGCTGTGTATGATTGTATTGAATAAAATTTAGATTTAACCATACTAGCCGGTGGTACTCTTTGTTCACCTAGTATATGTTTAATATACATTATATTGTAATCTCTAGGAGTAGCCATCTATTTATTTAACATTTTTAATTTAGGTAATTGTAATTGTTGGAACTTTGGTTGTATCTTAGTATAAATACCATATTGATTCAAAATGTTATCAAATAATTTAGTCATTTTTTCTAATCCAAAATTTTGTTTATTTTGTTTTCCTAATTGAAATGATGAAGTTTTGTATTTATCATAATTTTTATAAACATCTTTAATTGAAAGTAATGCTTTTGAAATATTAACATTAAACCATTGTGATTCTTTTAATAAGAATTGGTCAGCTGCTGATTCATGTACCAATTTTAATTCACCATCCAATAACACTGCACCTTGTTTTAAGAAATCCAAATGACCACTCCAATTACTTACTAATATTGGTTTACCTGTCAAACTGAATTCTAATAGAGGTCTACCAAATCCTTCACCTTTTGTAAAGTTCAACATTGCTTTTACTTTATGATGTTCGTATAAACCATTCATTTGTGCGGGTGTCAAATCACCATGTAAAAGATAAATTGGAACTGACTTATAATCTTTACCCAATACCTCTTTAATTTTTTTAATAGTATTTTCTCTATCCATCACACTAAATCCTGCCGAACTGGTTTTTAGAACTAATGCCGGTTTAACCTTTTCATTTTTGAATGCCATTGCGAATGTTTTAATCATCATTCCCACATTCTTTCTATCTTCACCTAAATCACCTCTTAACCAATGTCCTACGAATAAGAAAGCAAAATCTTCTTTGATTGCGTCTAATTCGGTAATATGTGCAACATGCTCAGTTCCAAAATCTTCTTCGTCAAATCCTTCAAAAAGAATTTCTACCGGTTTTTCAATTCTATGTTGTTTTATTAATTGACCTGTTTGTTTATCAGCTTCATTGTATACACTATCTACTAAACTCTTTTTAGAGTGTTCCGATGGTACTATAATTAAATCCATTCTATTACAACCATGTACCCAATCCAATGGTGAATGTGTTGTTTCAATCGCTGCAGTGATTCCAATGTTATAATTTCCCAATGGTTGAAACTCATTTGGGACAGTAACCTGAATATAGATGTCAGGCTTTTGTTCAATTTTTGGAATAATGCTATCCACTACCCACTTATGAAATGGTTTGTCATAGTTAAGTGCATCCATTGGAGTTGTTCCCCAACGAGTGCTGATTACTTTAATTTCAAATTTATCTAATTTATAAAGAGAATGTAATAAATCTCTTGCGTGGTCACCATACCCACTTCTTGTTGCTACTGGTGCTTGAAATACTAATGTTGGTTTCATACTATAACTCTATTAACTTAAATTTTTCTTTTGGTTTCCAATTTTCAAATGCTCCTTCCATACCATCAACCAATTCTTTACACATTGCTTCTCTACTTAATAATCCTTCACCCATAAAATGTTTTCTACCTTTTAGTGCAGCTTTATCTCTATCTTCTTTTGGTGTTTTATACCAATCCATAATTAAAGGAGTAATATCTTCAAAATCAACTCTATCATCAAAGATATATGGAGTAGGAACCGAACCCGTAGATGAACGAACTGGCCAAATTGGTTTAACCCAATCTCCCCAAACTACACCCGCTTTTCTATGTCTATCGTGTAATGAACCTATTTCTACATAATCTTCTGCGGTTAGTAATTTACCCGTACCTCTTTCTCTAAATCCACATTGGTCTTGTAATCCACCTGTAACCGTTACTATGATTGGTGTTCCTGCCATTACCGATTCTGCCGTTGCCAAACCAAATCCTTCGTTTGATGCTACATTGATTGTCACATCACCCATATTATAAAGATAGTTCAATTGTTCTTCGGAATATCTATCAGGTGCAAATATTACATTTGTTTCAG